TAAGATTGCAGATGATGCAGTCACAACTGCTAAAATTCCAGATGATGCAGTCACAACTGCTAAAATTCCAGATGATGCAATTACAAGTGTTAAACTAAGTGGCCTTACAAATTCAAGCAGTGGAGTGGTTTCAGCAGATGGTGACGGAACATTCAGTGTCAGTGCCGGCGGCAGCGGTCTAAGCAATGTTGTTGAGGATACAACTCCACAACTTGGTGGAGACTTGGCATCAAACGGCAATAACATTGCTATGGCAGACAATGATGAGATACGGGTAGGCAGTGGCAATGACATCGTTATTAAATGGGATGCTACAGACGGACACATTACTGCCCTTGGTACGCTTAACATTGATGGTGCCGATGGGCATGAGATGGCAAAGTTTGTTGATGGCGGTGCTGTAGAGTTATACCACAATGATGTTAAGAAAGTAGAAACAACATCTGGAGGCTTATCAGTAACTGGTAGTATTCTTCCAGAAGCAAATGGAACTAGAGACTTGGGCAGTGCAAGTCTGCGTTGGCAAAACATTTACACAAGCGATTTAAATTTGAACAATGGCGTAGGCAATTACACTGTGGTTGAAGGTGAAGAAGACTTGTTCTTGTATAACAATAAATCTGGTAAAGTATTTAAATTTGCACTCATCGAAGTTGACCCAAGTGAGGCAACACCAAAAATAGAAGATTTATAAAATGGCAGTGTTCGGTGATAACAACATTATCAAAGTTCAAACTTATTGCAGTGGGTACGGTGCTGCACAGGGAGGAATCACTGGCGCATCTGGGTATCATACTTTTAATTATGGGCAAACTGGCTATACAGGCGATAGACACAGCAGCGGTGCCAGTGTTTTAAAGTTTACAAAACTAAGTGACAATAGTGACCTTAAGGTAGTTTTGAACATGCCTGGTTACCTTGCTACTGGCGCCGGCGGAGTGGGTATTAGACTGCTCTACAGTTTAGACGACGGATCTAACTATTTTACAGATAGCAGTGTGGGCAATGGCCCAGCAGACTACTGGGGTGCTACTGGATATGGTGGTAATACTGCTGATATAATTAGAATGGAATATAACAGTCAGTTTACTGATGCACAGCAAAGCACAGACATTCATGGCCACACAGGAACGGTATTGCTGCAGCATCAATTCTATGTTGCGAGCTCAGACACATACTATCCAAACACTTACAGTGCATCTTATTACAAATATTCTACAACACAAATTTATGAGATTCAACGATAATGGCAATACTTGGTTCATCAAATCTTATTAGAGAAGAGTTATATTGCACAGGCCAGCCTGCTGCTGAAGTTAGTACTTCAACTAGTTGGTATACCTTTAACATTAATGGAACAAATTACAACGGTGCTAGAGCCACAAGCAGTACCAATGTACTACAATTTGAAAAACAAAGTTCAAACAGTTACATCATATTATCTGCGTGTTTCCCTGGCTATATTACTCCCGGATCCAGCGGCAATGGTGTAAGATGCCAGTGGAGTTTGGACAACAGCACATATTATATTGATGCACAGGCTGATGGTCCTAATCACAGATGGGGACTCATGGGATACGGCGGCAACGCAGCAAGAATTACAAAACTTATGTGGGATAGCAGGCAGTTTGATTTACAACACAGCACTAATACAACTGCACACACTGGAAATTGGTATTGTTATTTTCAGCGAGCAAATTGGACAACAGATACGACTTATTGGATTACATATCATTCAAGCCATCTAAAATACGGAACAATAAGCATAAGGGAGTATCTAGCGTAATGCCTGTAATTTACCCCGGAGCACCAATTGGATCATCAAGTTGGACCACTGGAGATTTGCCAACCGCCCATGTGGGAGTAACCACTACAACTTTTTATACCTTGGATATCAACAGAGATGATGAAACTGGTTCTTATACCGCAGCGGATAGTAACATATGCACTTATACAAAACAACACAACAGTAGTCATTTGCTAATTAATTGGTGGTTGCCTGTATATCTTGGCACTGGCGGATCCGGTACCGGAATAAGACTGAGGCTTAGCCTTGACAACTCTACCTATGTAGCAGATGCACTAGACAACGGGCCTGCACACGGATGGGGTGCGCTTGGGTATGGGGGTAATACTGCTGGCACTTGGGGATTTACCTGGGATACCGCATGCATTGATTCTTTTAGAAGCACCTCCTTGTATGCCTCACACACTGGCACAGTTTACTTTTATTTTGAAGTGAAATGTTGGAACGGTGACCCGACTTATCCTATCACTTATAGCAGCTCTTATCCTAAATATGGAGCAATAGAACTTATGGAGTACGCAGTATGACAACACCTTTATACGATGATATTAGTCATCCACCACCACATATACTTGACGCACTGACTGCACTAGCACCCGGCACTCAGTGGTACGTCAATGGAACAGTAGAAAACGCAACTGATTTTGCAAATAACGTTTACAAAATCACTGGAGCAGATAGTAACAACAGCGCAATTTTAAGTAAAGACCCAGCGGATGTTGTGTTAACATACTCAAATGTAAATGCAAAATTAACTGAATTAACAAATGCACATCCTATGAAACTATTACGCATAGAACGAGATAGACTGATAGCAGAAACAGATTTTTATGCTCTGGCTGATGTAACAATGAGCAGTGAGATGACAGCATACAGACAAGCATTGCGTGATATTACAACCAGTGCCACATCACTAGACGATGTGACATGGCCCACTAAACCGTAAAGATAAATACTACTGGAGTAAAGGATTAAGTTATGGCAACACAAGTACAATTACGTCGCGGAAGTAGTTCAGAAAATGATGCCTTCACCGGCGCATTAGGTGAAGTTACAGTTGATACTACTAATGATACTTTAAGAGTACATGATGGGTCAACTGCTGGTGGATTTCAAAGTGCAAAGTTAACAGGCACACAGAATCTTACTCTTAATAACCAAGCAGATTTGCGATTTGGTGATTCAGATGGCAGTCATTATGTTGCCCTACAAGCACCAGCAACAGTAAGTTCAAATTTAACATTTACGTTACCAGCCGCTGATGGAACTTCTGGGCAAGCAATGGTCACAGATGCAAGTGGCAACTTATCATTTGCTGCAGCAGGTGCAACTATTAGTGCAGACACTAGTACAAACACTGACTTCTTACTATACTTTGCGGCTACAACAAGTGGTGCATTAACAGCAGTTAAGCAAGACAGTGGATTATTATATAATCCAAGTACTGGAACACTAACAAGTGCAGCCTTTACTGGTGTTGCTTCCAGCGCAAAATATGCTGATTTGGCAGAACGCTACACCGCTGATAGCAACTATCAATCAGGCACAGTGCTTGTATTTGGCGGCAACGAAGAAGTTACAGAATCTACACAGCGTTTAGACAAGCGTATTGCTGGTATTGTTAGTACAGATCCTGCATACTTGATGAACAGTGAATTAGAAAACAGTGTTGCTGTAGGCTTGCAAGGGCGTGTGCCTTGTAAAGTAATTGGTGAGATCCGCAAAGGTGATTTAATGGTAAGCAGCGCAACTCCGGGACATGCAGAAGCATGGCTTGAAGATAGCAATCCACCAACAGGTTGTGTTATTGGTAAAGCACTGGAAAACAAAATAGGCGCAGGGCCAGACGTAATTGAAGTTGTTGTAGGAAGAATCTAATGTCCCAAGGTCGGTTTTATACCGCAGACTACTTGGGAGAGATGGTAAGCGCAAATACTAGTTGGAAAACACGCAACGATCCAAATAGCATGACATGGGTTGAAAAAACCATTACCAATGACGAACATGATGGCGTTGCACATGTTATTGGCAACAGTAAATCTAGACATAAATTTGATTTAAGAACGCTTAAAGGGCAAGTGGGCGGCGCAAGAGGTGTGCGTAGTGTAGGCCAAAGTTATGGATGTAATTTGCTATACAAAGATTTCGCCCCTACATTTTTGATTGCTTTTAACAAAGATATTTGCACAGATATTGCTGCTAGTGGTTATAGCGAAGATAACATTGTGTACAGCAATGTAAAAAATATACTTGCAAATACAGGCAGTTTTCATTTGTATCCTAAAATGTATACAGGTAGTGCAGGTAATTTAGCTCTACGTCTTGCATGTGCAGATGGACATAAACAAGTGTTTATGGTTGGCATGACATGCTATAGTGATCCGTTGGATAATATTTACATAGGCGAGCATATTGCATATAAAAAAACAAATATGGAAAGTGCAAACGCAAAGTTTGCACTAGAGAACACTAAAATATTCCAAACATATAGTGATGTTGAATTTTATTATGTCACAAATGACATAGGATTAATGCCCGAAGAATATCAGTGGTGTTCTAATGTCAAGGAAATAACAATATTACAATATTATAACCTAGCAGGACTAGGTGCCATTGCACATTAGACTTTGAATAGTTTTAATTTTTTCAACAATTTCATCAATTTGAAAAGTGGTAAACACACCAGGATGTAGAGGCTTGGGCCAACTATCTAGTTTACTCCAAGCATATCCTTTGTGTTCGTTGTTTAGTTTGGGTATAAATTCTTCCTCTACAACACAGACATATGTGCTATAGGTAAAGTTATTTTTTGTATTGGTAAACTTTTCTACTGGGATAGTTTTTAGAATATTGGGAGTAAATCCTATTTCTTCAAGAATCTCACGTTGTAGTGCATCATATTCAGACTCAGTAGGTTCAACCTTGCCGCCAACAAATGCCCACATGCTATCATACCTGGCGCCATTGCGAAGTACAAAAAGATAACGTGAACTTGTTTTGCTTAAAAACAGTGCGCCAACACCGCTGTTAAATGACGATGTTCCAATCGCCTGCTTGATATTCGCCTTCATAAGACTTGACCCACTCTGTTCCAGTCCACTTGTATTGAATTCCTGTGTTAGTATTAGTCATATAGTGTACACCCGAATCGGCACTACTGTCAAATGATACTTGCCATCCGGTGCCTGAATACTCTATAATATCATTTGCACTGGCTACAAGATCACCGTCACTTGTATCTTTCCATGCATCCGCACCATCTGTGTTATCAGAATCTCCTATATCATTTAATATAAGATAACGTTGCCCTTGCGCACTTGCTGGAAGCCCTGCTCCAGGTGCACTGCGCAAAGGATTAATAATCTTTGTAACTGCAGGAATATCATTTGTTGGAATAGTATCTGTGTCAACTGTCCATAATAGTTTATGAGGATCGCTAGGATGAAAAGCAATGGTACCTGTAATTTCTGCAGCACCTTGTTCTAATCTTAGTTGACTAATGCCAGCAGTTAGTGCGCCATATTGATTAATCAGTGCAGCCCAACTAGTGTCGTCTGTACCTATCTTTGTAGGAGGATCGTTAAGCGGTGAATAATCTATTTTGTTTGTAGTGCTTTCATTTCTATCCAATATTTGTATAGTATTGCCTAATACAATAATGCCAAAGTTCATAGGTGTAAATTTCATTCTATCACCCAGTAACAAGTTATTATCTATAACACCATCACTTATACTGCCACTCTCATCGTAGATACTAGCAACAATTCTATTAATAACGCCAAGTTTTTTAACTTTTGCAGGTGCAGTAAGATAGATAGGTACAGTAAAGTTAAGAGTAGCAATATCAATCTGGTCATCTACGCCTACTGGAACACTTCTGCTACTGAATTGAACATTCTGTAATTCTATATAACTTAAACTTGTCCAATCTAAATAATTATCAGTGCTTTGTATTTCCAATGCTGGATTAAACAATACCAATATCTGTTCCATTAGTTGTAGTTTTTGATTTGTGTTACTTGTCCAAACATCTGTACTCATTTGCAATGTATACGGAACAGGCATTAATCGCTCCACAGTAAATGCATTGCCCTGTTGCGTGTTATAACTATTTGTATTAGGATCAAACTTACGCATACGAATATGTTTCTTATCAACAAATGTAGGATCCTGTCTACGCTCTGGATTGTATTCTAATCCTGTAATATAGCAACTAATCATTGGAGTAGGAATAATTTTATTTTCACTGTTTTCACGAACAATGCTGCTTACCATACGAGTACTATCACCGTACTTTACAGGCACTGTGATAAGCGTAGTATTTCCGTCACGGTCTTTGCCATACTCTACTTGAAAGTTACTAAATGCACGGATATACTGCAACAAGAATCGTCTAATTTGTTGATCATAAAAAAATTGTTGAGGCATTAGTCTTCCCTAGGTTTAAGTGCATCACTGAGTGATTGTCTACTTGTTGCTGGAGTGTTATCATCTGCAGTAAATGTGCCAGTGTTATTAATAAATTGATCTCGTTGTGCTGTGCCTGAGCCTGGTGTTAGTCCACTGCGTACATCATCTTCCACTTTAATCCAACGATTTCCATTGTATCTAAACAGTCTATTAGGCAGGAAGTCTACACGCAAGGCAAAATCACCCTCTTGTGCATCACCTGGGAAACTAGTGCCCATAGAAACATTTTCTCCGTTAGGAGCAAGTCCATCACCTACCAAATAACCACTGTAAGCATTGCTATTTTGAGGAGTAATGCGACGGGCATCTGCACTTGCATCAGTACTGTCTGCATTTTGTGCGGTGTCGTCAGCATTAACGCCCTTGGACTCCAGTGGTGCACCTGTTACAGGATCAGTAGGAACAATGTAATACTTGCTTGTATCATATCCACTCTCTGGAACTTCTGCTTCTGCTGCAGCAACAACTTTGTTAGTGATCTCTAATTCTTTGTTGTATGTACTAAGCAAGTCACGAAGTGTATTATCAGTTGTGTTGCCGTCACTATCTTCTTGCAATACATTTAAAATATCGTTGTATTCTTGTGCATCTACCAGTGGCGTACACTTAACACGCCACAAATGACTCCACCAACTTGGGCTAAATCCTTCACTTGGGCGACTGCCTTCTTGTACTACATAGTAGCGTTTAAGGCTTAGTTCAACACTTTCGTCAAGTGCGCTAAAGTCTGTTAAGTGTGGCAATTCAATGACATCACCTGCCATAAGTTTGCGACCAAGGTTGTTTAGCATATCATTCTCATGCAATGTAATAAACAGCGTATCGTTTGCTAAAAACAACCCAAACTGTGATAAGTCAAAGTCTGTATCGCTTACACTGTATATACCACGCAAACTATAGATGTCTTGGTCGTATACTCTGTCTCTGTTCTCTAAAAATAAGAAGTCTTGTATGCCCAGTGGATCAGGCTCAGTTTGATTAGGTTGACTAGGATCACTTCCACCTTGACTTGCAACACCTAAGTACTTGTGTACATTTATTCCAGTGCCGCCAATGGTAAACATCTCCTTCATTCGTCTGTCGAAGAAGCGATAATCGTTGGTGTGAGCACCATCTTTCCATAGTGAAATTCTTGGCATCTTTATTCCTTATTGTGTAGTATTTATCGCTTATAAATAACCGCAATGAAACTAGATCTACATGGACATAATGTACACTCTGCTTGGAACCTATTTAACAGTAGGATAACAGATGCATACTATAATAAGCAACGCACTGTGGTTGTTATTACAGGGCAAGGTGCTATTATGCATGAGTTTCGGAGTTGGTGTGCCCAACATCCCCACATTATAGCATGGACAAACGCAAATAATCCAGGAAGTTACAAAATATCTCTCAAAAAAGGTTGACACATTCTCAAAAGGTGCTATATTAATATAGTAAGTTGATGTTGAGGAGAGATACATTATGGTTAGTAACACAAAGTTTAAAGATTTCGTTGTAGCACTTAGCGCAGAAGATCAGCAAACAGTTGTTGATAGACAGTTGCGCTTGCTTCCTGCATTTATTATGCAAGAAGTTGCTACTACTAATAATGCTAAAGTCATTCGCAAGTTAGAGAGCCGCTTGAAGCAGGTTCGCTTGATGTTGTCCTCTATCATTGCTAACGGAAAGGTTGTGTAATGAACGAAATATTAAATGATATTGAAACACTTACTATTGTAAGAAATGCAGTAAGTACAGGTGTTGAAAAAGAAAAAACAATCGAGTTATTGGACAAAGTGATACGACTTAAATCACTTGAGATAACTAACTTTGAAGCACAAATGGAAATGGAGTTTATGAACGATGGCATTAACCGCTCTTAAAGGTAAACCAGTCAAGCGTAAAAAAGCAGCCAAGGCTCGCCGTAAAACTACTGGCGCCGGCGCCGCCCCTCTGGACAACTACAAAGTTGCCAAGGACTTCTTTCACTTTGATGTAGATAAGAAGGAATATGTTCCTATTATCAGACAGTATGTAAAAAAGTTTTACGATAAAAAGACTGCAACATACATTCTGAAAAATAGTGATGCTAGTATGGCATTTAGTCATATTGCTTGTTACTGTCATTACATGAATAATGATAAGGCAGATCAAATTCCTGAGGACAGTCACAATTGGATGTCAGGTAGATTTGGTGCTCTTGCAGAAAAAGGGGAGTCTATTGTTGAAGAAGTCAAAGCAGTAGAAGCAACAAAGCCTAAGAACGTTTACGTTCCTAGCATCCAAGAGCGTATCAAGGAAGCAAGTGGCAACATTATTGCTGAGATTGAGGAAGTAGTTGACGACTTTATTGACAACCCTAATACCTTTAAGGGACTTGATCCTGTTAAACTGTTCCGTAAACTGAATGTGAATCAAGCACATGCTAGGCATATCCGTGCTTTTTATGAAGGGGTGTATGCAGAGTATGTTATGCTACAGCAACCTGCTCGTGAACAGGAAGAGGATTTGCGAGAAGCATATGCACACTTGGACAAAGCCGCAATCAAACGTGCAGTAACACTGTTTGGTGGTATCCTTGGTGCTTGTGATCTTATTACAGCAGAAAGCAAAGCAACTCGTAAGACACGAGCAGCAAAGCCTAAGAGTGCTGACAAGTTGGTTGCAAAAATGAAGTATTGCGTAACCGACGAAAAGTATAAAGTAGCCAGCATAAATCCTGTGGATATTATTGATGCTAGTGAAGTTTGGGTGTTTAATGTAAAGACACGCAAGATTGGCAAGTATGTTGCAGAAGAACACGCAACACTACAAGTCAAAGGCACTACACTGCAGTTCTTCGATGCAAAGCAAAGTATAGCAAAAACATTGCGCAAGCCAGAACAGCAACTAGCAGAGTTTAACAAGAGTGGCAAAGTGCAGTTACGCAAATTCTTAGATGATATCAAGGGTGTTGAAACAAAGATGAACGGACGCTTTAATGCCGACACTGTGATCCTTAAGGCAGTAAAGTAATAAATAGTGTATAGAAGGAATACACTATGGCAACGCTAGAATCACTAAGAGCAGACACAACTGATTACATTCGCTATCGCTTGGGCGATGGTATGGTGGATGTTGAACTTGATCCAGAACACTATGACAATAGCATAGACAAAGCAGTAAAACGTTTTCGTCAGCGCAGTCAAAATGCTTATGAAAGTTCTTATGTATTCTTAAGTATTGTAAAAGAACAACAAGAATATACACTACCAGACGAGATTGAAGAAGTTCGTCAAGTATATCGACGCAGTGTTGGCAGTGGTAGTACTGACACAGGCACACAGTTTGAACCATTTGAAGCAGCATTTCAAAATACTTACCTGCTACAAAGTGGGCGTATTGGTGGTATGGCAACATATGAAATGTACTATCAGTATCAAGAACTAAGTGCTAGACTGTTTGGCGGCTTTGTAAACTTTGAGTTTAATCCTGTAACTAAAAAGATTACAGTGTTACGAAAGTTTACTAATAGCGGTGAACAAATTGTGTTATGGACTTACAACCTACGTCCAGAAGCAAGACTGCTACAAGACAGACATGCTGGACCATGGGTACAAGATTACGCATTAGCACTTGCAAAGTATACACTAGGCGAAGCACGTTCAAAGTTTAGCACAATTGCAGGACCACAGGGCGGTACAAGTCTTAACGGTGACGCACTTAAAGCAGAAGCACAAGTTGAAATAGACAAACTCGATGAAGAACTACGCAACTATGTTGACGGTAGTGACCCACTCTCATTCATTATCGGTTAGTAAATGATAAAATGCCCATTGCCTTACATGCACCAATTCATTGGTCAAAACTTTACGAAGCCGTGCTGTGAATTTACAGAACATAGTAGTATGACACCCAATGAATATTGGAACAGTGCTGAACTAGCCAGTGTTAGGACTGAACTTGAAAATGGTACATGGCCCAGTGGATGTTCTAGTTGTCAGTACAAAGAAGAAAACAATCAACTAAGTTTAAGACAGCGTAGTTTACAAGAATACGCAATGCCTAACATTGCAAGTGTTGAATACTTGGATGTACGATTAAGTAATAAATGTAATTTTGCATGTAGAAGTTGCGAGCCTATTTTTAGCAGTCGTATTGCAAAAGAAGCAAAAGTGCATAAACTAAAGAAGTTTTACGGTTATGAACTTGACAAGAACTATGTTGAACATAGCAATCAAATAAGTCAAGACGTACAACAGATGCTACCCACTGTAAAGAAACTAATGTTTACTGGAGGAGAGCCAACTTACATCAAACAATTTTATGATATACTAGATGTTTGCAATCCAGAAACACAGTTGCTTGTCACTACAAATGCAAGTATGATAGACGCTAAGTTTTTATCCTATGCTAAAAGATTTCCTAATTTACACATAACACTAAGTATAGATGCAGTGGGAGAACCTGCAGAATATATTCGCTATGGTACAGATTGGAACACAGTGGATGAAAACATACAAAAGATTTTGGGTTTAAAATGTAGTGTTATGTTCAATACTGTTCTTAGCGCATACAGTGTTCCCTATCTTGAAACTTTAGTAGACTACATTATTGCACATGAACAAGATGCCTACAGTGCTGATATGTATATCTGCACAACTCCAAAACATTTACATCCCTGCGTTCTTCCACAAGACACAAGAAAAAGATTGACAACCATAGTCACTGATTGTATAGTTAAACTGAACAATAGTAAAAGACAAGAAGATTATAAAAACTGTATACAAGTATTAACTGAACTAAACCAACAACTACAAGATACATTTATTGACAACACTGAATTTTATGAATTCACAGAAACATTAGATATAATACGAGGTCAAAAGTATGATTATTGGAATTTGCGGTCTAATAGGATCCGGTAAAGGCACTGTTGCTGATATCCTAGTAGATCAAGGATTTAAAAAAGTAAGTTTTGCTGATAAACTTAAAGATGGTGTTAGTACTATCTTTGGTTGGGATCGTGCAATGCTTGAAGGAGACACAGATGAATCCAGAGAATGGAGAGAACAGCGTGACGACTTTTGGAGTAATGAAACGAAAATGGAAGTCACTCCTCGTTTGGTGCTTCAGTTATTTGGTACTGATTGCATGCGTAATGGCTTTGATGACGGAGTCTGGGTAAGCCTACTTAAAAAAACTATACTGGAAAATCCAGGAAACTATGTGATTCCTGATGTGCGTTTTGAAAATGAAATAAACATGATCCGTGATATAGGCGGTGAGATTTGGTGGACCAAACGTGGCGACAATCCAGAGTGGTGGAGTAAAGCAGTTTTGGATACACAAACTGGAAGCAATTTTATGGCAGATGAGGATATTCATCCAAGTGAATGGAAGTGGGCAAACACCAATGACAGATTTGATGAAATTATCTACAATGAAAGTTCATTGGATGATCTTAGATATCGGGTGTTAGATCTCCTCGGGACCATCCCGTATTAATAAGTTCAGCATTACAGTTTAAACAAACTGTTTTTAAGTTGCGATTAGCCACGTTATTTAAATTACCATCAATATAAAACACAGTAACTTGACTTCTTATGCTAGGTTTGAATCCACATGCCTCGCAATTTCTCTTGACTTTGTATCCACTGTCAACCCATAATGGCTTAACAGGTTTGTGTAATTTCAAACACTGTTCACATTTCTTTCTAAAATAAGGTTGCTTATCCTTATAGTAGTTTATTGCTCTAGGACGTTGTCCACATGCGTCACAAATAGGGCGTTTCATGTGCTTATTTACCCATACCTTTAAAGGGATTTGTCAAATAAGGGTGTTTTTAAGGTGTTCTTATAAATAGTTATAACGAATTATAATACCTTAATTGAGGAAGAAAAACATGGCACTAATATCACCAGGCGTAGAAGTTACAGTCATAGACGAAAGTAACTATGCTCCATCAGCAGCAGGAACAGTAGCAGCGATTGTTGTTGCAACTGCACAAGATAAAACAAGTGGCACTGGCACAGGCACAGCGGCAGGAACAACCGCAGCAAATGCTGGTAAGACATTTTTAATTGGAAGTCAGAGAGAACTTACAGCAACCTTTGGTAATCCAACATTTTACAACACAGCAAGTGGTACACCAATTAACGGTTACGAACTTAATGAATATGGCTTGTTGGCTGCATACAGTTTACTTGGTGTTAGCAACAGAGCGTATGTTACCCGTGCAGACATTGACCTTGCACAACTAGCAAGTAGTACAAGCCGTCCACTGGGTAATCCAACAAACGGTACAGTTTGGTGGGATATGAGTACAGATACACGCTGGGGTATTTTTGAATGGAATCAAAGCACAGGCGTGTTTACTAACAAAGTTCCAACAGTACTTACAAGCACCACAGAGTTAACTGGTGGTGTTCCCAAAACATCAATTGGCGCAATAGGCGATTATGCACTGGTTGCTACAAATACTAGTAATCCTGTGTACTACAAAAATCGTAGTAATGCTTGGGTACTAGTAGGAAGCAGTACATGGATGGTTGCACATCCAACAATTGCTGGTACAGTAGCAAACGGCACTCTTGTAAATGGTAACACGATTACTATTAACACAGCAACAGTTACACTAAGTGGAACAACTGTAGCAGCTCTTGCAACTAGTATTAACAGTGCAAGTATTGATGGTGTTACTGCAGCCGCAGTTGACGGAAAGATTGAAATTTATGCAACAAACCTTGCAGAATCAAATGGTAGTGTTGCAGATGGAAAAATTATTCTTGCAAATGCAAGTGGAACAATCCTAACTGTAACTGGACTAACAGCAGGCACATATGCAAGACCTCTTATTGCACAGGATCCACATTACACAGTACCAGCATGGAAGTCAACAGACACAACACCTCGTCCAGCAGGTAGTGTATGGGTTAAGACAACAGCAAGTAACAGTGGTTTCCTAGCAGATGTAAGTACCTATGATACTGCGACAGGCTCATTTATTGGTAGTACTGCATCAGCATATACAAACGATCAGACTGCACTTAAGAACATGGACACAGGCGGTGGCAGTGCTATTACAGCAGGCAGTTTCTATGTACAGTATGATGTAACTGAGAATGATACAGTGACTTACAAATTGTTCAAACGTTACAGCGCAGGTGCACTACAAGTTACAGGCACAGTAAATGCGACAGCACCACTTACTGCAAGTAACGAATTTACAATAAGTGCAAGTGCAGCAAACAGTACAACACTTACAACAGCAGTAACAGTTGTAGTAAGTGGCACAGGTATTGCAGACATTGCAAGTGACATCAACGGTGCAAACGTTGCTAATGTAAGTGCAAGTGTTACTAGTGGCGGCTATTTGCAAATTGCACATGCACTAGGTGGTGTGATTGTACTCAAAGACACAACTGGTACTCCACTAGCAGATGCAGGTATTAGCACAGCAATTACTACTAAGCAGGTTCGTGCAGGTAATAGCAGTGATCTTATCCTTAGTAACTGGATTGCAGACACATATACTGCAGCAAAAAGTGCACCAGGTGCAAACCCATCAGACCTTACATATTGGTATGCAGGTGGATTTGAAGCAGACATTATGATTCACAATGGAACAACATGGCAGGGCTATCAAAACATAACTGATACTCGTGGATTTGCACTAGGAAATACAAGTCCAGATGGTGTAATTTTTAGCACTACAGAACCAACAACACAGAGTGATGAGACTGTACTAGTAAATGGTGACTTGTGGATTGACACAAGTGATTTGGAAAACTATCCAGCATTGTACAGACGTGAAACTGTAGACAGTGAAGCAAAATGGGTGTTAATTGATAAAACAGATAATACTACTGAAAACGGTATCATCTTTGGTGATGCACGTTTTATGGGTGACGGAACAACAGACGTTGTAACTGGTACTATCCCAACAACTGTAACACTGCTAACAAGTGACTATTTGGATATTGATCGTCCAGATCCAACTGTT